TCATTGTTCAATGAAGTCTGCAGATAGGTTCTGCCATACATATTTAGAAAGATCTGTATTAAAAGTATAAAAAGGCATCGTTCGATCACCTGTATAAAAAGTCTTAGTAACCAAAGAGCCTTCTTGTGGGTCCATGTAAGTGGCGGTAAAAAACTGTGATGAGATAGCACTTAAAATCGTGCTGCACTGACTCACGGTTAGATAACCCCATTTAGCAGTTAATTTACGCTTAACAGCTACTCTGTCTCGGTGTAGAAGCCCGTTAGCGTCACGTGAAGCCTTTGAATCAATATCTTGAATTACAACTTCTAGTGAAGCAGGGGCTTTTACCTGAGTGCCGTTAAGTGCTAAATAATAAGACATTTATCGACACCCCCCTAAATATTAAGCATATTCTTGCCATTTGCAGCATTAACTTCATTAATACCTTTGATAGCAAGTTGTCCAAACTTAGTAGAATCAACATTAAAGTTCAAGGTGATATTTGCTGTTTGATTGGAAGCAGACGTACCACCTGTGGCCATCTGTAAGCCTTGAATTAAGGCATTAACGATAGTTGAACCCAGATCACTGACTGCGCTAGATTGAACACTTGAACTTGCTGTATTGCTTGCTGTTGTGCTAAGCGTTGAAGTATCAGTATCAGAAGTCAGAGCTGATGGCATTGCTAAGCCGTTTGAAAAGCTGACATTCATGTATTGAAGTGCTTCTTTAATCAGCTCTAACGCTCGTGTCGGATTAGTTAAAGGCAAAACCATTTCGGCTTTGTTACCCTCAGCCAATGGATACAAGTTTTCATCAGTTACTAAGCCACCAGTTGCATAGCCATGACCATGACCGATAACTGACAGCATGCTTGAAGCACCATAACGATGCTTAGCATAGTTGATAGCAGCCAGCATGTTGTCCCAGCCTTTCCAGATATTATCAAAATCGCCAATGTGATAAGCTGCAAAGGTTGAGTCAATAACTTGCAGCAAGCCTTTAGAAGGGTGCCCAGCTTTAGCATTTGAATCCCACAGGTTTTCTGCTTTTTCGTTACCGCCTGATTCAGTGTTGATCTGTTTTACCCAAGCATTTACATAAGCATCAGTAGTCGGCAAACTCAGCTTAGCCAAAGCTTTTTTGACTGCATCACGCCAGCCCTCTGCTCCAGAGCCATCTTGTGAGCCAACACCATACTTATTTAAAATCTTTTGTGCCCAGCTTGTCAGGCCATTTTCCAAAGTGCTTACTCCGCCTTTGGCTAGCTTAGTCTGCGTATCAGTCCAGCTAGAATCATAAGACATGAACTTGCTTACAATGTAGTCAAGCAATTTCTTAGGGTGTGTGGTATCTTCCAAAATGGTATCAAATGTATCAGTTACACCACTCCAAATGCTGCTCCCCAAATCGCTCCAGTCGATACTTGATAATGCTTTCAACGCACTTTCAAGTCCACTAAAATCAAAGTTAAAGTCACCAATACCAGCTGCATAGTGTGGGAATAAGCTACCAACAGATTGTTGAGTATTATAAGCAGATTTTATCTTGGTACCAGCAGGCAATGGCAGCACCAAGTTACGAATAGCAGGGAATATGCCTTGCTTGCCGTTTGGCAATTCATAGGATTCACGATAGTTAGCACTATTTTCATCATTGACCATTGCTAAACCACCGGGGTGACTTGCTGTACCATTTGCCCAGTTAAACCAACCCCAGCTTGTACTGCCAGCGCCTAATTTATTCAGCACCCAGTTAATACCATCTTTGATCTTCTCAACACCAGTTTTAATAGGATCAATGATATATTTCTTCATGGTAGCCATGGCATCTTTTACAACTTGATAACCACTTGTTATTCCTGAAGCTATATTTGAGCCAAGACTATGGGCACCGCTGGAAATATTTGACCATGCATCACTCGCATACCCCTTAATGTTATTGAAATACCCCGGCGTATTCTGCTGCAAGTTTTGCCAAGCACTGATAGCACCATTTTTAGCTGAAGAGGCTCCATTTGAAACTTTGCTGGAAATAGTGTTCCAAAGGCTTCCAGTGTTACTGCTTACTGTATCCCAAGCATTGCTTGTATTGGATTTTAGGTTATCCCAAGCATTAGCAGCATTGCTCTTTGCAGCATTAGCACCACTGCCAACGTGGCTAGAAATAGTTCCCCAGAGTGATTGAGTGTTACTACTTACTGTATTCCAAGCATTGCTTGTATCAGTTTTTAAATTGCTCCACGCAGTACCAGCTTTTTGCCTTGCAGTGTCAGCTAACGTTCCAATATTTTCTTTCAAGCTAGTCCATGAATCAGAAGTACCCTTCTTAACTGAGTCCCATGTATTACTTGTGTTAGTCTTCAATTTCTTCCAAGTAGACTTTGCACTTTTTCGTGCATCTTCAGCCTTAGTTGAAATATATTGTTTGGTTAATTCCCAAGCATTTGAAGTATTAGTCTTGAGATCTTTCCAAGTCTCACTCATGCTCTTTTTGAATTTGAGCCAGCCTTCTTTGACTTTTTTCCTGAGATTCTTATCGTTCTTGTACCAAAGAGCCAAGGCAGCCACTATGGCGGCAATAGCCAAAGCCAAGACAACATAAACATTTGCATCTGACGCTGCATCTAATGCCCATTGTGCAGCTGCTGCTAATTTGCCCCAAACACTCCACTTCTTTAAAGCAGTCCAAATATCTTTCAGTTTGCCAGCAAATGAAGCCCAGCCTAGCTTGGATAAAGCCCATAGACTTTTCATATCTGTCCAAGCATCTTTTAAATCGGATAAACCTGTTATCTTACCAAAGAAAGCACTCAAAACGCCCTTCTTGCCAGACAAAATAACAGCATAATCAGCTATTTTCCCTAAGAAACCAACGCCTTGCCTTAAACCACTAGCAGCAAGCTTAAATGTAAACATAGTAATAATTACTTTTGCAGCATCTTCCACGGCTGCTTTATGGTTATTTACCCAATTGGAAATATCATCAAGATAACCAGCCAGCTTTTTGAGAACATCAATGATCACACCACCAGTCCATTTAGCTATTGGCTCTAAGAATGAATTCCAGAACCACTGGAATGCTGGTTTAGCTGCTACAACAATCGAATTAACAGCCTTTAATGCCGCTGACAAAAGATTTAAAAAGTTAGGAATCAGCTCAGTGATGGTAAATTTAGCCAGTGGAAGAAGTATATTTTCATAGCCCCAAGCTAAGCCATCAAATACTGTTTTAGTCAATGGAGCAATAGCTTTCAGTAAGCCATTGATTGACTGTAAAAGCGGTGTAAAGTTAAGCTTTGCCGCCCAATTAGCTGTATAAGTTGCCATTCCAGCCAACGCACCTAAGATATTATCAACGATCGTATATATACCTTTATAGATCGAAACACCTAAGTTAGCATGATTCCAAGCTTTGTCCATCTGGCCAGCAAGGTTGCCAATGGTATTGAACACACCAGCTACAATCTGATCAATGTCTGTCCAGTATTCAGTGCCCAATTTGCTGCTGAATACTTTCCGATTAGCAACAATTAGATCATCATAAAGCTTAACAACGTTATTAGCTGCATTAAATATTGAATTAAAGACCTTGACGCCTTCATTACCATGCTGCCACGCCTTATCAAATTGAGTTACATAGGTGTCATATACCTTAACAAGATCATTAGCTGCTTTGAGTAAGTTCTTGAATAAGGTAGTTCCGTTGTTCCCGTGTTTCCATGAAGTATCAAAGGCATCTGCAATATCACCAATCGTTTTAAATAGATCAGTTACTAGTTTAATCAAATTGCTAAATACCTTTTCACCTAAATCATTTTGATTAAAGGCATCTCTGAATGATGTAGCAATATCATGTAGCAATACTAATACGTCATTTAATGAATCAAATATCGTTTGAATCAGCTTGGTACCTGCATTACCATGCGTCCATGCTTCATCAAAAGCTTTGCCTATGTCACCAATGATATTTAAGAAATCAGCTACAAGTTGCAGCAAATTTTCCATTGTTTCTTTGCCAGTTCCATTAGTCCAAACTGACAAGAATGATTTGCCAACGTCTTCAAAATCTTTTTCCAGTTCTTCAGCAGCATACTTAGCAGCGTCCATGACAGCTTGGCCTTTATCCGCCCACGCTTCTTTCATTGGGTCAAATAATTCGCCTAAGATTTTTTTAAGCTTATTAGCAGCATCAGCAGCAGAATCAAAGACTGAATTTGACGGTGTGAATGTTGTGCCATCATCACCAGAATCAGAATCACTTGTATCACTTTCGGTAGGAATAGCTGTATAGGTTTCCTTAGATTGGCTTGTTGGTGAAGTAATATCATTAGCTTGATTACTATCAAGAACATTTAATTCATCAAAACCTTGCAAAGACTCAGAAAGCTCTTCAGCAGCTGCCTTTTCTTTTTTATAAGATTCCTCAGCCTCTTTATTCGAAGCAGTAATTTGTGCATTAGCTTCTGTAACAGCTTTTTTATTAGCTGCGTTCTCTTTCTTGATCTCAGCATTAGCTTCTTTAACGGCTTTTGATGTGCTTGAAGATGAAGAACTTGTATCATTTAAAGCAGCTACTTCTTCTTTAAGATTCTTAGCGCCTGATTTAGCACTGCTCCAACTCATTCCAGTCAGTGCAGAGCTAAATTGTGCCAGCCATGAAGTAGCTTTCTCCAGCCCTGACATTAAAGCATTAACAGCCGGTAAGACATAACTGTAAATTGGATAGAACGCTGTTAGCAAATTATCCTTGATAGTTTCAAGGCTATTCGCAAACCTTGTATTAACCTCAAAAGCTTCTGCCGTGCTTGTCGCTAAACTGGAAATGCCATTCCACAGTAATCCATAGACAATCAACATAGATGGCAGATAGGCAATCTGTTGCTTAATGCTGCTTAATACCCCATAGTATTCTCCGCCTGAATGACTGGCTTTACTAAAAGCTGACCTGCTTTCATTGCCAAACATGCCCATACTAGATGTTGCTTTACTGATCGCATTACTGATGCTGTGAATTGGTCCAACGGATTTCATAAAGTTGCCAGTATATTGGGCCGCTTTCTTCGATGCAGTGGCAAACATCTCCATTTTGCTACGTAGAGCGCTCATATTGCTGCCCATGTGTTCAAATGAAGAAGTTGCAGATGTTACACGTTTGGAAAATTCACCTAAGCTAGTATTGATCTGACTTAGTGCAGTTTTTAAAGGCTTTGTTCTGTTTTGAATATAAGCATAAGACTCGCCTAACTCATCACTTGATCTGGTCAACCGTGTCATTTTATCGCGTACTGACATGATTGTTCTTTCAAGCGAGGTCATCTGCTTTTGATACTTCTGATTACCGGGAGTTATCTCAGCAGACTCCTTAACATCTTGATACTGTGTTTGTAACCTCTTTAACTGGCTACGCAAGGTCTCAATTTTGACCTCATTTTGATCCATTGCCTTTGCGATCCTATGTAAAGAATCAGGTATCGAATTATATTCCCTCTGTAACTGTTGTGCTAGCGCTTTAGCTTGGTTCTGATAGCGTGTCATTTGAGCCTGAGCAGACGCAATCTGGCTATCTAATTTAACACCCTGAACACCGCCTTGCTGTGCAGTACTCAGTGAAGCTTTTTGATTTACCAAACTGCGGATTCTTTCCATTGCAGCCCGTGCTTGCTCCATTTTGGAATTAATCTCAGATACAATGCTGTCTAAGTCTTGATTAACTTGCTGCTTTGTATTGCTGAACATCTTGCTAGCTGACTCACTGGCTTTATTTGCTCCGGCTTGTGTGCTTTCGGCTATCCGGTCAAATGATTCTCTAGTTGTCTGAGACATCTGACTAAATGAATTTTTAAAAGTCTCATTTAGCTGTTTAGCTTGCTCTTCAATTCGTCTAAGACTTTCTGTGGCACCATTGTCTTGGCTTAAGCTGCCAAACATTGACTTCACGTTGTCTATCGATTCTTGAAGGCCAGATAAATTAATACCAAATTTAACTTCAAGTTCTTCTAATTCCATGCTAAAGTCCCCCTTTCATAATCAAATTTTTGAAATACATTTTTGTGATTTAGCACTATTATCACATCTTAATTATAGCAAACGTACGTTCGATTTACAAGTTGTTATCGTTGATATAGCAGTGTTTTAGAGCATTAAAAAAAGCCTGCCTGAAATTAATCAAGCAAGCTTATTGGTGAAATAATTTATTTTAAAGAAGTAAAGACGGTTTCTAATGATTGCATTATGTTATAACATAAAAGCTAATTTTTTAAATGCTTATATTTTATTACTGCAAATTTAAAGTAAAATCGTAAGTATGATTTGCATTACTATCATCATAATCACTGGTATCATAATCTGCATCAAATTTGGTTCTGATTGTGCTTATATTAGATGTGTTCTTAATTGGCACTTCAACAGTTCCAGTCTTAGTAGCTCCATTGCTAATATCTCCGTCCCAACTTTCACCAGTATCAGCTTCATGCTGCTCGCCGTTACTATAAACATACGTGCCCTGGCTTGGATAGATACTTACATCTCTGTTTGCTTTGATGGTGTAATACAGTCTGACAAAGCCTGTCGTCTGAAAAGTGCCATCATTTGCTGACTTATATTTATAAGATTTCGCTAGCTTATAAATAACAACTTTATTAACTGTAACTGTTGCTGGCGACCAACCAGTATCAGTGTAATTAGTTGTGTAAGTCTTTTGAGATGCGACTTGATAGGTCTGATAATCAACAGTGATCTTTTGAGCTTTTGCTTTCTGTGAACTGCTACCCTTTTCCTCAGTCGTTGTTTTATGTCCTGTTGCTTTGGCAGTAGTGCTTTGACTGTTACTAGTTGAAGTCTTTGAACTATTTTCACTACCAATAGCAATAAATACTGCGAGCACAGCAACAACAGCTAATAACCAAAACCACCACTTTTTGTAAACAGGCTTGCCTGGTTTAGATTGCAATTCAGTATTACTTTGCTCTTGCTGGTCACTTGAAGGAAGCTTCTTGTTTACCACCAAATGCCATACAAAAAAACCAACGCCAATAATAAGTGCAAGCCATGACCAAATTACTAAATCTTTATAAATACCTGCGCTCGTGATCCCAATAAGCCAACCAATCAGTAACATAACTAAACAAGCTATATCTGCCCCTAAGCCCTTCTTTGACTTAGTAACTATGTAAACAATGCCTGATGCTAGGAATAAAACAGCAAATATTAAGCCTGATCCTTCACTGGTTCCACCATTATTGACTAAAGCATCACCAAAACCAGCAAGCATTGACTGAAAAACTATATATACAGAAAGAACTATCATTAAAATACCCACAACTAATTTTGCAACCTTCATTTTCAGGCCTCCAAGTTTAATAACTTCTTAATATCTTAATATTATCATAAAGCTTTAAATGCTGACTATAAAAAGATTAACAAAAATATCTGATGACTTACATAATAAAAGACCATTTAAAGTTCAAATGTTATAGCACTATTTTAAATGCCCTTAATTCACGTTCTAAGCTATTTTAATCATCTCTAATATAATCTAATATGATTCCATTAAAAGCTATCACACGTTAAATATGGAGGCTAGTTTTTCATCATAAGAAGCTGAGTATTCGTGATATAATAAATCTTGCAGAAAGCTAAGGCGGTGGCTAAGCCATTTAGGTGGTGATGCCTATGATTGATTTGCATTGCCAGGAAAGGCATTAGCGTGTCAGTATTTGATACAGCTATAATAGCAATCTCTTTTGCTACGTTAGTTGTAGAAATATTGAAATTTAATCAAAAAAAATAACCGCCAAACTTTGACAGGTTACGGTTATTAATTTAACTCAGCTAGTCACCGTCTTAAACGGTCTGTATTGGGCTACATATTCCAGTATGTAGCTCTTTTTATTTCTACGCTTATTTTAAACCATAGAGAATGCAAATTCAATCAATATCTAACCGATGCAAGCTTATTCGATTTCTCGGATTTACTCAAAAATGAGTAAAACAGTTTATCCTAAAAATCCGATAAACCTAAGGTGTAATGATTCGTTTCCCCCCGTGCTTTTTAGTACGCTCTTATAATTTCTATCCCCACAAGTGGGTATGACTTCACTGAAAACGTTGATTTTATAGGTTTATCCCAAAAATCGGAAAAAGTATCAATTCAACCTAGTTAGATTTAAAACAGTTTTCTAGATTTCTAGAAAACATATCTTTTCAAAGGATCTGTTTTGCTCTGCGCTTGAAGCATAGCGGATTTTCTAAATGCGTCTGAAACATTTAGAGCTTGCTCTTGCTTTGAACAATAGCGGATTTTTGTATCTGATATTGATTAATTAAGTTCTTAAACCCCCATTAAGCACACGAAACATACATCTTTAGCGCCGTTTTGGCTCTTAATAGGGTTTTATATCCTAATTAGTGTTCTCCAGATTTTGGGAGAACTCAAACTCGTTTAGTATCAATTCAATCTAGTTAGACTTAAAACTTGGCGGTCGTTCTGAACGACCTCGGATTTAGTCAGTATCAATTCAATCTAGTTGGACTTAAAACTATTTTGACCTTACATAACAATTTGTTCAGTCAGCCGTATCAGTTCAACCTAGTTAAACTTAAAAGTGTAAATAGCCCATACCAATTTAAGTTTACATAATGTCTATTTAAAAAAGTAGCACACTGTTCAATCACTGAATGTCAACAATCACAGGGTTTACGGCGATTTAACTGAAACTGCAAATTATTAAAGCTCAGATAGTCCAGTTCACAATCTAAACTTAATGCCATTCTATTGCTATCACATTCTGGTGAATCGTTGTAATTCACAATATAGACCAATCATTAAAGGTGATCTTCCAGCTTATCTAAGAAGCCTGCAATCTTTGTTTCAGTGGAATCCTTATCTGGTCCTAGTAAGTCTGCTTTGGCTTTAGTGAGCTTAGTATCCGCTTTGATCTTACCAAGCTTGATCAGTATATAAGCAGCCCTGACTGTGTCAGACAACTTAGGCTTGACATCAACCACTTCATGCGTATCCTCATAAGCAAATTTATCATAATCAGTACCCTTAGCACTTTTCATTGTAATCTTTGTTGGTTTGCGTAAGGTAACAACAACCTGCTCAGTTTCATCGCGCCTTAAGATGTTAGTTAATGTTTCAAGAGCTTCCTCTTGGTCTGCTATCTTTTCACTGTCTAATTTTTCTAACCTGTCGGCTATATATTCTTTAACTTTAGGGTTTTTAAGGATTTTAGCAGCATTCTGCCCAGCATACTTTTTAGAGTAGCCAGCCTTTAAATAAGCCTCTGTTGCATTCCCACAAATTATATACTCATCTGCTAATCTTTTCTGCTTGATTGTCAATGTCATGTCTTTCATCTCACTTTGTACTTGGTTTCCACTTGCTAACCGTATAACTCCAAAATTATTTTATCATATTTGTACTTAATTTACCATACAAAATAAGGATATCCATCTAAGAATACCCTTATAGTAATTGTTCAATATCTGTTATTCTGCATCGCTACTTGTAGTAGAACTATCTGTGTCCGTTGTGCCAGCCCACTTCTGTGAATAAGCTAAACTATTTTTTAATAAGCTAGTTACTTCATTGCCCAGACCGGGTATATAGTTCCAAAAGTTATAGTCTGGAATACTACCGTCTTGTGCCTGATTGATTGCTTTTTCTAATGGCTTAACATCACTTTTCGCACCGTATAGCGTAGTTTCAAACAGCCCAGCAATTTCAGTATTGATTGACAGCACATTTTGAATAGCCGTTACAAGATCAGCTTCTTTTGCCTTGATCGTATCAACATTGTATACTTCATTTTTTACAATTTTGGTAGCTGCTTCCCTAATTACCGACCAGTTACTATTAATAAAGTCTTGATAATCGGCTTCAGCAGCCCTAGCTTTCTTTTTAAGCGAATCTAGCAATAAGCCTTGTGTTGACACCTGACTAGCTAGATCAGATGTTGGATTGCTGTCTAGTTGATCCCTGAGGTTATCATACTTAGCCTGAGCCTCGTTTGCTGCACTTACTGCATCATCTCTGGCCGCTGTTTCTGCATCAATCTTTTTAGTCCATTCATTTAATAGAGTTAAGCGATCTCCAGTTACTGTTGTCATTTAACAATTCCCCCTTATTTGGTTTTCCATAATCCGTTTTGTTTAAAATCCTGTTCTTGCTTTAGCTGTGCATTTCTGCGTGATACTTCACCTTGAATCCAGTTAGCTTTTTTCTTGGACTCAGCTTCTGCTTCATGGTTTGCTGCTAGTGTCTCAGCCAATTGAGTACGTTGAGCAAAGTCTTTAGTTTTAGTTAGCTTATCAATGTCACCAGCTGGCAGATTAAATTGCTTTACCAGTTGCAAAGAATGTGTTGGAATTTCTATTTGCTGTTTTAATTCTGAAAAATCATCATTATTTTGTTCATTGTTTTCCATGTTTTTTTAATTCCTTTCAAATAATTTAGTTTATAATTTAGTTAATCCAATATAATCGAGGTGAAACAATATGAATAAATTGTCTAAAAATGATGTTGCAAAAGCTGTTACTGCAAAAATGCAAGATGACCATAATTCCATTCAGGAAAAACTTCATGATTCAGTTTGGGAAAACTTAGAAGTTCTATTACCCAATAAAAAATGGAATGGCAAGGAAGCTGCTGCAATTGACAATATTTTGCTTAGCATTTCTCAAGTTACTGCAGTCCAAACAATCGATGTAACCCTTGAAATCCTGGCAAAACACGGTCTAATCACTAAGATTCCTGATTAGTTTTTGGTCCAAAAAGGTATTCAGCAGTTTTGTATCCTTCAATAAGGTTTTCGTGTTCCTTGCTACCACCAATAGCTTGGAGCACGTTTTTTATTTCTCGTGGTGTGCCTTCAATTGTTAATTTCATTTAAATCTTCCTTTCTATTTGGTATATAGTTTTCATTAAGCAAAGAATTTAAAGATGTTATTTAAAATGGATTTCTTTTGCTTTAACAACAATTCCATCTTTTCCTACGTTGATATAGTTAAATCCATCAGTGTTTACAGTCCCACTGACAATTTTTGAAGATTTTATTTCTTTAATGAGGGATTCATGTGTTGCAGACGTGGATCCTTTTTTATTTTGCTTTGCCATTAGCTTGCCTCCTAACAAAATAGTCACCCTAACGATATTATTTTCATTACACTTAGTATCTTAACTGCTATCAAAAATTTCTTGTTCCATCTTGATTATCCCTTCTCTAATGATTGATCACTTAACATTGGCTACACTTTTATGGCAACTGGGATAGTCAATCCCAAAGAAAGAAACTAGCTCTTAATACTTACATTATCAATTCAAGTCATTACTGGCGTGGCTATGGCATTCATTGGTTTGCTACATTTGTAAAGGATTAATGACTTCTTTTCTCAAATTCTTTATTGAATCCAGCTGATAAATCTCTTTGATAAAAGCGCTGGGTACAAGAACAGTCTTATTTTTCATGTCACAACCTTCTTCCTTTTAAAAATAGTTGTTCAAAGGATCAAAGATTAATTCCCTTGAAGTATATAACTCAGCTTTGCTGAGGGGGACCCGCTTGCGGGGTGGGTTTAATCTCTTTAGTTTAAAAGATCTAATTAGCATTAGGAATCTTAAGAATTTTATTAGCTGTCTTATTTACTGAATCTTGCTTTTCTTTATTTCTAAGATCAGAACTGGTTTTTTCAATTAGTTTCATAGTATTATCAGAAAGATTTATTCCTGAATCAATAAGTTCTTTTACAAATGAATTAACATTATTGTGATTTCTAGTTAAGACTTCTTTGATTGTTTCTTCTGGAATATCTTGTGAGTGCTGATTTTCAGCTGCGGGCTTTCCTCTCATACTCTCCTTGTCTGGTCCTAGTCCTTGACCTAATCCTAGATCTGGTCCTAAACCTGGACCTAGTTCTGGACCTAGTTCTGGACCTAGTTCTGGGAATCTTTTGGTATCCATTTTATTTTCTTCTTGGCTACATGATTTTTTTAAGTGATACCTGTAATTGTCATCGGCAACGAGTTGCTTAAATTCGACTTGATATTGTGTTTTGTGGTATTTAACCGCTGGTACTTTGTTCTGTACAAGCCAATCAGTTAAAACAATCACTCTGCCGAAATCTATGACAAATCCTTTTTCAATTAATTCATCTAGATATTCTTGCTTAGCTCCCATTAATCGCAAAAGAGATTTTGAATTAGAAACAAATCCGTCGTCGTCAGCATTTACATTAAGATGTAAGTAAACAGCCTGTGCTTCAAGTGATAGATTTAAAAAATTGTCTGTCTCAGTGAAAATTTTGCTAAGCATTCTTCTTTGAGCCATTCTCAAGCCCCCTAACGTTTTATCAGTTGCTTAAGTTTATACGGTTCACCCGGTTTACTAATCAGACGAGAGTAATACTCTTGGTATACAGTTGGCTTGTATCTGTCAGATCTTATTTTGCCGTTATTTACTCTCCAATGAACTATGCAAAACACATAGTTCTCAAATCTAATCAAAAACCCCTTTTTTATTAACTCATTGACAGCTTTAGTCGGAATCTCGCAAAGCCTGGCTGTCGTAATCGTATTATTTAAGAAGCCATCATCATCTGCTCTCAAACATAGATGAAAATATAATGCTTGTGCTTCAACTGACAGATTTAAAAACTTGTTCGACCATGCAAGCTTTTTGGAAATCATACGTCTATTTGCCATATTTTAAGCCCCCTTTGCCGTTTTATTTAGGTTGAATGTAATCACACCCGAACCACTTACTAAGGCTTTAATCGCATGATAATCCATACCCATTTCAATCAATGCAGCCATGTGCTGTTTGACCTTGTTCAGCTTGTCAAGCTCAGGGCCAGTTAGATATTCAGTTGCTGGCGTGTTATTAGGAACCAACCGCTCTTTCTTTAGCTTAGTAGCTGATTTTCCTAATGCAGCCATATAAGCTAATTGATTAAAGTTAATATAAGCATGGGTATCCAGATCTGTTCTTGCTTTGATCGCATCAGTAAGCATTGTAGTTGTATATTTGCCAGCTTCACGTTTAACACGTGCATCAGATAATTCTCTATCCATTGTGAAAAACTGTTTAACTAAGTTCAATTTGAATTTAACTACTTGTGGAGTGTTATCTAGCAAAGTTATTAGAAAAGTTGATTGCTCTTGATTTAAACGGAAAACCTTTTTAGGACGACCACCTTTGAAGGCTTTAGGTTTACGCATTTCAAATGCCAAAACTCCGAATTCTTTCAAATTGCTTTCATTTGATCTAATCATCTGCTTAACGGCATGCAATGAATTTCCTGAATATTCTGCAATAACTTCATCTGTGGTAAACGGAATTGAATTCAACGACTGATCTTTAACAAAAACTAATTGCTCCATTTATGATCACCAACCTTACTTGTCCAAGTCTGGGCAAATATCATTTGAAACATCTTGAATTTTGCGCTGAATAGTCTGTAAAACATCAACCGCATTGTCTAATTTGTTTTGACTGATTAAATAATCAATAGCAAATGTATCTTTTTTCGAAGCGAAATAACCAACCGTTTCTAAAAGATCTGTAATAACTTGTAATTCTTGACTTATATCTGTTAAACCACATGCATTTTCGTAAAGTAATTCAGCTGTCACAGGCTTCTTATTAATTAATGCTATTTTTTCTTGCTTTTCCATTTTAATAACCTCCAAATTTTGTTAAACTAGAGGTGTAAATACATTATTTAAGGTGTCTTGCTTAAACCGTCCAAAGTTTATGAAGCAAGGCTTTTTTTGTATTTACACCCATGTAATTACTCCTCATATTGTCCAGACTGCCCAAATATTAATTCCCAAAATCACTAAGCAGTAAACGATCCACCCATTAAACAGAAACTTCTCAACTGTCAAGCCTTCGCCTAGTCCAAAGAAATCGTTATATTTTTTAATCATTCAAACCGCCTTCTTTAATTTTTCTAAGTAGCTGGCGTGCAGCTGCTTTGTTGCCGGGGTTTTCACCTGAAATAGTCTTCTCACATTGATCGATTACAGTTTCAACGTCCATCACTACTTCTCCATTGGCCACATGAAAATGTGAATCATCAATATCCCAAAACTCAGGAATCGTTCCTTTCAGCTCGTCAACATTCTGCGGATCAGAGTAGTTTCTCTGCGTGAAATAACTGCTGATCTGATTTCTTGTATCCCAATCTGTCGCTCCGTTTTGGCTAAGTCTGTCCAAAAAATCTATAATTTTGTTTGAAATATACCAAGTACCGCCGAACTTAGCGAACTCTTTTGCTGGGAATCCTTTGAATATCGGGTACATTCTTTTAAACTCCAGCAGAGACATGTTTTTCTTTTCTTTCATGTCCGTCACCCAGCCACTTTCAATTGCTTTTGCAGTGGGCTGGCCATTTTGATCAACTATGCCACCCTCAACCGCCTTTTTGTATATAGTAGCTTTGTCAGCTTCAATTCCCATTTCTTTCATAGACGCATAAACTTGTTCAATTAACGCTGGATATACTGTATTTAATTTCATTTTTTCCTCCTAAGCCATTTCAACGAACTCTTGCTGTTCCTGATTCAAGTTTTCTTGACACCAATCAAAGTTGGCATCTACAAATTCAGTTAACATCAAGTAAAGAACATTAAACTGTTTCTCAAAATGTTCATATTTTTGCTGGCTTCTTTGAGCTTCACTTATCTGCATTTCTGCGAGTGCCAAAGCTGCATTGCTTTTGCTTAATTTGTTAGTATTTGCTGCTTCAAAAAGCTTGTGAGTAACCCTGTTAATTTGGCTTAAATCCCTTTGCATCTGTTCAGTCACAACTAAAATTTTAAAAAAATCGCCTTTACTTAGCATTATTTTTGCTCCCCCTTTTTTTCCTTGATCAATGGTTCAATAATTAAAATCTTTGCGATACCTTCAATAGCTTTTGCCATACTAATTTCTTTGCTGAAATCTAAAAAACCTTTACCATTTGTTTCAAGCGCATAAGCTGCTGAATCACAATCAAGTGCAATTACTAAATTTCTTGCAGTCACATATAGAAGCTTTGGGTCATTTGGTTTAATGTCTTTCCCATTGGCCAACGTTTCATGATAAATACTGTCTAAAATTAGATTTAATTCTGCTTGATCACTTGAAACACTTTCGCTTTTCGCCATTTTTACAGCACTTCTTTCTTTTTTAGATGTGTTATTGATTGATCTCCCATCTACTCTTTTATCTAACTTCCTTGAACAAACTAATTTCTTCCTTGTGTTATGCCGTGCCGGAGCATTTTCACTTAACTGTGTGTGACTCTAAAAACTTTTCTAAATCTCTTCGATCAACTCTTTTAAGACGACCAATGGATATAACTGGTAACCCATTTTTTTGCATCTTATAAACGGTGTTGATAGAACCAATTTGAAGTTCATCCATTAACTGCTGAAAAGTTAAAAAACGTTGATTTTGTTTTTTTGCCATAATTTCTCCTCCTATCACGTAACTCATTTTAGCAACAATAGGTTACTTTACGTAACTTATTGACTCAAGTATATTCAAAAGGTACAATAAAGTCAAGATGTTGCGTAACTTTTTTTAAAGAAGGTGGTCTATCATTACTAATCGCAGTTCTTATTTATCTGATAATATTAAAAGCATTCGATTAAATATGGGATTAACTCAAGAAAAATTTGGAAAATTGTTTGACCCACCTGCTGCAAAAAGCATTGTTTCAAGATGGGAGAAAGGCACAAGTGTTCCTAGCCCAGAAAGATTAAAGAAATTGTCTGAGCTTGGAAAGGTTTCAATTAAATATTTAACAACTGGGAAAAAATCTGACAATGCCAGAGAGTTGGGGATTTCAGTTATTAAAAAATATAACAGCAAACCTTTAAATGATGCCGAAGTTGAATTGTTACATGAATCAGAACTTGAAACTAAGACAAAACTAAGAGAAGAAGTTACCAGAGCAGTTCTTCAAACATCTGATTTTTTTTTGAAAGAAAAAATTAACAGCTTTGCTTCTATTAATGAACTATTTTTTTCAGGTACTGTTTCCAACTTTCTAAACCTTGTGGAAAAAGAAAACCTTTATTCTTCACTTCCACCACTTAGAGATTTGATTAATAAATATATTGCTTATTTAAACAAAGAAATTACTTTAGAAGATTTTCAAAATAATGTCAATCAATTCAAAAATTCAATACTTGATATAAATAAAAAATAGATTTTCTACCCTATTTCATGCCGTGCCGGAGCTGTGAAAAGGGAGAATGATCAAATGGCATCAATTTCAAAATATGTAACTAAATCAGGTAAAACTATGTGGCGTTATCAAGTGTTTACTGGTATAGACTGGTCAACTGGTAAGCGTCACAATATTGGCAGAAAGGGATTTAAAACAAAAAATGAAGCCGAACTGTCAATGTCTAAGCTATTAGTAGACATTAATCAGCACGGCTTTGTTGAGAATCGCAATTTAACATATACAGATGTTTATCACTACTTTATCAAGGCATATAAGAATACAGTCAAGGAAAGCACGCTCAATCGTATTCTAGGGCTATTTAGGCTACATATATTGCCAGCCTTAGGAAACTATCCTATTAAGGATATAACAACGCCAGAGTGCCAAAATATAGTAAATAAATGGTCCAAAGAATTGAAGGATTTCAGGAAAATTAAAAGTTATTCAAGTCTAGTATTTAAAGATGCTATACGCTTAAAACTCATTTATGACAATCCTATGGATTTGGTTATTTTGCCTAAACCTGTTAAAAAGATAGGCAGTGAGAAATTTGAAAACTTTTGGGATAAAAATGAACTGAAGAAGTTTTTCAGCTGCTTAGAAGAAGAATATAGCAGCTATGATTATAATGCTGTGGCCTTGTTCAGGTTATTAGCCTTTACAGGTATGAGGAAAGGTGAAGCACTAGCACTGAAATGGACTGACTTTGATTTTATTCATAAGACAGTAGCCATTAATAAAACGTTGACACGCTCAGTAGACAATAAGCTAATCATTGGCACACCCAAAACTGCCCGGTCAATCAGGACATTAGACCTTGACACTAAGACTGTTGCTGTAATGAAATACTGGCAGCAGCGACAGCGTAAAGAATTATTAATACTCGGCTACAATTCAAATGGTAAAAATCAGTTAGTATTTTCTAACTACCATAACAAGTTATTGGCAGCTACTAAGCCTAACAGATGGCTAGAGAGAATCATAAAAAAATATGGTCTGAAACACATTGGAGTCCACGGCTTCAGACACACATTTGCCAGTATCGCTTTTGAGTCGGGAGCGACAATTAAGCAAGTGCAGGAGCAACTTGGACATGCCAATGTTCAAACCACATTGAATGTTTATTCTCATGTTTCTAAATATGCTAAGAAGCAAACGATTAACAAATATTCTGACTATTTAGGATTTTAG